TTGTAGTGTGGCGGGTGATTGACGTTATCGACATCCTTGCTCTTCTCCCCCAAGTAATCCTCGTTGCGTATCTTCATATACTCATCGTGTCTCATCTGTTGTCTCCATCACCCTGTATCTTACCAGTAGCCTTGCGAGACTTCAGCTTGTACATGTTCATCTCTGCAATCTGCTGCAAAGAAAATCCTAGATCATCTGCGAGGGCAGCGCAATACCAGAGAACGTCACCGATCTCTTTTGCTATCTCCCCCTTGAACCGCGAGTCGTCACGCCCGTCGCGGTAGACCTTCTTCACCTTGTCTGCCACCTCGCCTGCCTCACCGGCTAGGCCCAGAGTAGGGTAGGTGATCTTCATGTCTTCTGGGTAGATGGCAAACTCACGAGCCTGCATCTGATAGTTGTTGAGGGTCCAGTTCTCTTTGATCATTGCGTCTTACCAAAATCTATCTTGACTATGTTCGTACCGTCTTCGTGCTTTACGGTGGGGCCGTTGTCGTTGTCCACCTCGTCAAGCATCTTCTCCTTGACGTTCTCGAAGGCCAGCCGCGCCAAGCCTGCTTCCATCACTCTGTCGAAGTCCGACTCTAGGAGTTCCATCATGCCATTCGTGACAATCGTACCGGCCTCGTAGAACTCTTCGTCGTCTTCTGTGGTCGTATCGTACGCAGACACTTGGAAGCTTTCCTCGTCGATCTTACGCAGGATAATATACCAGCGGTTAGGCATCAGGGTTGCCTTTTCGAATTCACCCTCATCAATCGTTGTCATCTTTTAGCCACTCCTCTGGGATCGAACCCTCTGCCCACTTGAATCCATTCTTCTCTGCCCACGCACCGTACGTGGTCTTGCTTCCCTTGTAAATCTTATTCCGTGCGTTCAGGAAAACAATACGAATGTCCAAGTCAGGATGCTGCTCCTTGATCAGAAGCATCTTAACACGGTCACCCTTGTCGAAGTAGCCCTTCGCTTCGATGATTATGTTCTGCTTGGTAAGATGAAAGTCTGGTGTGTAGGTGCGGGGCTTGGGCACGTACGTAAGTCGTAGGCTCTCATATTCGTACAAAATTTTTTTGCTGCTGAGTTTTTTCGCTATGCCTAACTCGAAGTTAGACCGGAACCCTGCCTTGCGATTGCCGCGCTTCATATCTGCATTCCTATCGACCCCATTCTTTGTATCACGTACCCTGCCACTCTTGGGGAAAGTTTTTCGATTATAGATAGTTCGTTTGTCAAACGATTCAGTGGGACGCATACGTTGGCTCCAGAGTGTGCTACTCTTCCTATCTTCTGCAATTCAGATTCGAGTGTGGTGATGTCACGCTTTTCGGTACCCGAAGACAGAGTACCCAACTCACTGTAGTTGTCGCGCAGTGTGAGGGGGAGGCCCCTCTCGTTCATACGAAGACGAACAAGCTTACGCTCCCCGCCACTGCCGCCGTGAGACTCGACATAGACGTGATGCAGTTCCTTGTTCATCTCCATCAGTTCTATCTCGTAGTCTCGTACGAAGATGTAAGGCATATCACACCTCCCTTGTCTTCAGCTTGGTGTACCATACCTGTGGCGGCGACTTGGCCTGTGATGTCACACGGGGGTGCAGTTCAGCTTTCGGCCAGCAGTGACTGCGAAATCCGCACAGATTGCACTCCTTCGCCAAGACCTTGTTGCCTGTACGCAGGGTCTCACCCTTGCGGCGGTACGTCTCGAACTCGTCAGGGTAGGGCTTGAATTCTTTAACGTCAGGGTCTGTCAAGAATTTGACACGCTCCTCAGCGTCCGCCAAGTATTTGGCACGGTCCTCATCCTGCCACTCCGGTGCCTCGACCATAGCCACCTCGCCACTCGACTTGTTGACTACGATCCAGCCGCCGAATGGCATGCCCGTCGCCGCAGAGTATAGGAAGCCCTGCATGACGTAGCCAAAGGGATCGTCTTCCTTGAGGCCATCGTAGCCGCCGAACCCAGTGAACTTGTTTTTGAACGCCCAGTCACTTGCTGACTTGATGTCCCACACCTTCTCTGTGCCGGTCTCGTCACGTATGATTACGTCGAGTGTGCCCTTGATCGTCTGGTCACCCACCTTCAGTTCGACCTGTCGCTGTGCATCAACGATGTCCACACCCGCCTCTCGCATGACAAGCATGAGGATAGCTTCTGTGATGTCACCGAAGATAAATCGAAACAGTGTATTGTACTGCATCGACTCCTTGATGCCCTTCTTCTCTAGGACCTGCTGGCATAGGGGGCGACCCAAGCCAGACATACGTATGCGATACTCACCGCGCTTCTCAGTGAGTTGCCTGTTTACTGAGTGTCTCGTCTCTTCTACAAACGCAGAAAGACCTGCGGGGGAAGCGCTGGTCTCCCCCCGCAAAGCCTTAGACATGTAGTCCTGAATGTTAAGCAGCGTCAGCATCTTTGAAATCCGCAGCCAGATCAATATCACTATCGTCTGACATCAGCTTAGATGCTTCCCTGTGTCCATTCATTACGTTTTCGTTGTGACCCTTGACGGTTTCCGCGAAAGTTCCCAACAGTTCCTTATCGTCGTCCGTGATAGCTACAGTGCTATCGAACGTAGGCATCGGTGTCCAATAGGTCACGCTGCCCTTCTTCTGACGGTTCGTACGCAGCAAGATGCTGGTCTGCGCCATCAGTTTGTTTTGCTTTGTCAGACCCTGAATGAAGTCTGCGATAGGCTTGAACCCTGACCGCTTGAAGTAAGCGATCACCGGCTCGTCGGTTACCTCAACAGGCGTACCATCCGCAGAGTGGAACGTGCCACTGATGCGTCCGTAGATTACCTGATTACATACGACGGCACGAGAAGTCAGGTATCGCACGTCATCCTTGTCGAGTGCATCCTCCTCGTCACGAGTGAGGCGACCACACTTGTTACCGCCCTGCGTGTCGGGGAATCCACCACCGAACGAAGTCTTCTGAACTGACTTGCACGAGAAGCCGCCCTTACCCTCGTTGGCCTCTGCATCCCACATTGAATACTCGTAGGTACGCAGCAACGCTCGAAGCTTGACTTCTTTGGCGAAGATATACTGGCCGTTAAGAAACATCTTCCAGTCGCCCCGTGTGAGGTTGTGACCGTCGTCCGTCTCCTGATCGTAGTTGATGTTCAAACGAGGAAGCCCAACCTTCTCAGTGGCACCGCCACCCTGTCCAGTAAGCTTCATCATTTCCTCGACGTTATCGCTCGACATAGCCGCTACAATGTTATCAAGGTCGTTGTCCATTTCCATGAGTTCTGTCCCTAACATGATCCGTTGATCTCCTTTACGTTCTAGGGTTAGTAGATAGATATTACTACTCTACGACGTGCAAGTCAAGCCAGTTATCGCCCATTTTTATCTCAATCTCGACGGGCATGTCGTACTCTACACCATAGCGTCGTATCGTCTCTTCAGGCAAAGAGAGCATAGCCTCTCGCATCAGCTTGACGCAAATGATTTTTTCGTCTGGGTGACAGTCAATTACAATAGAGTCGTGGACTGTGTTGCATATCACAGACTGTAGTTTGTTTTCTATGAACAGGCTGTCGAGGCGAACGAGGGCAGCGGGCAGCAGGTCGGCGGTTGCAAATCCCTGCACAGGATAGTTGCATATGTTTGTCCTGTGTGTTGCCGTGCCGTACTTTGTCCACCGCGCATCAGGGAAAGCGTACTGCCTACCAGAGGGAAGCGTCACTACGCGCTTCTCGACGGCCTCTCGCTGCAAGTCTTCATGCCAGAGGGATACACCCCCATACTTCTCCTTGAAGGCCCTGTAGTAGCGTTGCTGGGCCTCTGTGCCGGTAGTGCCACCATAGAGAGGCTTGAAGGTGTGAGCCTTCGCTTCTTGGCGTGAGCAGCCTATGACACCAGCGGTGTAGCTGTGTACGTCGGTGCCGATACGCACGTCATCGTACGCCTGCTGATCATTGGCTAGAAATCCTGCCACTCTGAATTCGAGTTGCGAGTAGTCGCCCTCAATGATCTTGCCGTCCTCAAAGCGACTCTCGACAACCTTGCGTATCTCGAAGGTATTACCACGTGGCATATTTTGAAAGTTCGGGTTACGAGACGAAAGGCGACCCGTCGCCGTAACACACTGCATAAATTCCGGATGTACGATTCCGTAGTCATCGACATTGTTTTTCATCCCCTCTACAAAAGTTCCCAAGTACATACGCAGAGCATTGTAGCGCACGTACGACGATGCGAACTCGCGGGCCGGACCCGACAGTTCGAGTTCACGTTCAGCCAGTGTGTCCTTGTCCGTCTTGAATCCCGCAGATGCCACGTCACGCACGTTGCGGGGTACGATCTTGAAGCCTGCTACCTCACTCGTCGGACGATAGACCACACCCTTGCCGTCACACGCCTTGCAGATACGCAGTGCCTTGCTTGGTGTGCCATCCTTGCGTACAGGCCGGACTTTGCCAAACCCGACACAGGTGCGGCACTGCTCACCAATTGTCTTATATACGACATCTGTGTTGTTGCGTACAGCGAGGCGGAAGTCTTTGCCTGACATGCGTGTGCGCTGCTTGGGCTTCATCGTGGCACCACGACGCTCCATACCCAAGTTGAATATCTGTGACCACGACTTCTTGTCTCTGACCTTGCGAGAGTAGAGAAGCATAGACCTGTCGTCTGGGCTGGTCAGACTGATGGGCGTGTCACCCATAGCCTCACGTGCCATCTCGTTGAGGCGCAGTTCGAGTGTGTCGAGTTCCTCTTGGTACTGCTTCTCAATCTCTTGTAGTGTATCTAGGTTGACCCGCAAGCCATTGCGTTCGATGCGGGCCAGTGTGTCGGCCATCTCAAACGACAAGCGCAGTGTCGGCAGTAGATCGTTCGTCATTGTATAAGTCCTCGAATGTAGTGCCAAAGGCATCCAGTTGTTTCAGAGCCACCTGCTCTGTGCTTATGACATCAGCGATGCCATACTCTCGTACTATCTCCCACGGTATCTCGTAGAACGTCTTACCCCCGTCCAGATACGGCTGAACAAGGTCCTTCTCCTTTTGCACTGTGTCATACTTTTTTGCAAGAGCAGCAAGTCCAAGAGGCCAGCGTCTCGCTTTTGATAGAACATACTCCGCAACCATAGTATCATAAATGTCTCCCTTGTATACGAACCCGCAGTCACGTATCCACTGCAAGTCAAACTTGATATTCTGACCCAAGACCACATCGGCACAGTAGAGGGCAGTCTGAAAGCTGTGCATTGCGTTGGGCGTGGGTGGCTCAGTCTCGTGGTAGTAGCAGTGGTAGAACACGTTATCCTCACCCAGCCACTTGTAGCCTATCGACACGAGGCGGTTACCAAAGTAGGGCAACGCAGTCGTGCCACCGTTCGGTTTGCCCGTGTGAGTTGTCTCCACGTCAAAGGTCAGGACATTCATTCCGACTCCTCCTCTAACCGCTTCTGTGCAAAGTATGCAGCGAACTTCTCTGTGTGTTCATCTGATAGCATAGGCCAACGCTTCTGTATACGAACATACTCCTCGTCGTAGAGGCGCTCCAGTGCTTCCTCGTTTTCGTGGTTGCTCATCAGTAGTACACTCCTCGTTGTACGTCAATCTGTGCGTTGATGGGGCCGTGCCATCCGTTGATCTTGTTCTTTGAGATACAGATGTGACGCACGATGTTCTCAACGTCACTCGCCCCTGTCTTGCCAATGCCGATGATGATGTCAGCCTCACCCGCCTTGCCGGTCTTCGAGTTATCCATCATGTTGTAGTCGATGAACTGGCGGTCATGCCCGTCGTTCGATGCCTGACTTACAGCCCACACCAGCATCTTGTTGCGCTTGGCTATCTCACGGGCGTGGACATATGTCTCCTTGAGCCGCTCGTCACCACGGTTGTACTCGCCGGATATGCGGAACTTGTCAAGCTGATCCATAAACATGATGTCCGGCTTATTCAGCTTTGCGTATGCGTCAGCTTCCTCAACGCCCATGCCCACAGCAGCCATCACCTTGAGATAGGGCATCACATCTCGCTCGTACATCGGTGTGTACTTGGCGCGGTTGTCGTCGAGTTCCTTGCGTGTGATGTTGAAGAACGACTGGATGAGACGCAGCTTGATCTTTTCAGCAGGCTCCTCGTTTGCCCAGTAGACAACTTTGTGTCCGGCCCGCACATATGAGGCGGCTAGAAAGCAGCAGAACGTCGTCTTGCCTACTTCCGGACGAGCAAAGATGATACCCAAGTTGCCCCGATCAAGGCCAGCCACACGCTCGTTGATCAGGCCGAATTCAAAAGGGAAGTCAGGCTCTCCGGTGTTCGCGTCGAGCAGTTCGTCGAGACTGTCCGTCACCTCTTCATAGGTGGTACGGTCAGACATACGCCCGTCCTCGACAGACTCAACCATAGCCCGCAACTCACCGAAGTCCTCGCTCTCACCCGTGAATATCTCAATGGCCTTCTCGCCAATGATACGGGCACGGTCACGCAGCCAGAAGTTACGCACCATGTCGAGGTGCATGTCCATGTTGTGTGGGTTGCCCTGCTCTAGGGTGACGATCAGTTCCTGTGCCCGCTCTCGTGTAGAGTCCGGCATAGCAGGATTGCGGTCATTGAACAGGATGGCAAGTTCACCAACAGTGATGTCGTTCTCGTAGGTGGTGTGCGCGTGGGATATCACGTCGAACACATCACGCATCTCTTTGGTGAACATCTCACGGGTCACCGTGTTAGCCACATTCGAGAAGAACTCAGAGTTGAGGCAGAAGCCCAGTAGCTGTTTATCTATCGATGTAGGATCGTAGGAAGTCATCACGTTCGTCCTTTTGCATGTTTTTCAAGTCGGTTCGAAGAACCATGAGTTTTGTCGGCACATGCGTATGTAGCGCACGAACCATCGTAATAGCCTTGTCAGTGGCATCCTTGTCAAGCGCGACGAACACACGGTCATATTGTTTCAATACGCCGATGTGTTCGCTAAGAAGATTAGTTCCTAAGATTGCCACCCCAGTGACAACACCGCTAATACTGCAAGCACTAGCACAGTCTTCAACAACACAGGCCACAGATAAACTTGCCCCAGAAACAAAAGGACTTTTACTTGATCCATAGCGATACCACTTAGGGTTTCTACCATCTAATGATCTCCCTGCCGCATCGACAACCTTGTTGCCGTCTTTGATTAAAAATACCGCACGATTACGCTTGAAGTCGTATCGAATGTCAGCCCTGCCCGACAGATACGCATCGTATGCTTGTACACGTTTAACATAAAGTTCCGCGTCTAAGCTACGAGAAAGACTGACAAATGTGTCGGGCACCTCGTAGGTATTGCTGGTACGGGAGGGAGCAGGAGTTAGGGCCTGTGATCCCCGCAGCGTACGGGCGGCGTGTTCCTTTGTCAGGGTGATACCTGTGCGACCAGACACGTTGCAGTCGGCGTGAAAACAATACCACAGGCGTTGCATTCCGTCGTCCGTCACGCTAAATGTATTCTTCTTGCCGCAGACAGGACAGTCTGATCTGTATCGTGTCAGCGTAGGGAAGTCGAGTGACTCGACATACCCGCATAACCAAGCTGGTGATTTCATCGTTGCGTTCCTTGTTTGTCAGAAGACATGTCCCCTGCATAATCGACATGACAAATCTTGTCAACACGAAAAAATTGCTTGACCCCCGTTGACAAACCAGCTACACACAAAGAACAACACCCTATAGGGAATACCCTGTTATGAAAAAGGTTAATAGAATCAACCCTATAGCTAAACAGTTACGCAAGTATGGTAAACAAGTAATACCTGACAAGCGTACTAAAGAAAAAGATAAACAAGCTAAGAAGGACATTC